TTCTTGCCGCACCATTTGCATACACCATTTTCAAATGTATGCCCATCCATTGTGCCGCAAGCTACTCGTAAAACTGCGATTTCTCGTTGTAATTTTACCATTTCATCTGTTAATACAAATTTATTAATTAACTCATGTATACGAGCTTCTTTTTCTTTTATTTTAGATTGTAGTTCTTCCTTCCCACTCATTTATTAGTTTTCCTCCTTTTGAAGTAACTTCAGGAACGCTATAAAACATATCAAAGACTTCATAATTATGAATTCGCATATATTGAAAAGCTGCGCGCATCTATTCTTTTGTTACTGTTAAATGCACCCAAGGTAATGTATCCATATATGCTACTGTGCGGCAAGCGCAATAAGAATATAAAGTACGCTAATGCGGATACAGCTATTCAAAATAATTCTTTCCATAAAAACAATTTATAAGCTTCATAAGATTTAATAGTTCCGGAGTCTTAAAAAAATCTTCATCAATATTAAGTAAAATCTTTAGTTTATTTTTTCGTAAAAATAAAGCCTACTTATAAATTTCTGGTAGAACGTACATTGTAAAATCATCTTCTGTCTAACAATTATAGATAAAGTTATAAACTAATTGGCGCATAGACATTGATGGTTCTTTAACAAGTTCAATTATCTATTCATCAGTAAATAAACCATTATATTGAAGATAAAAACAATTGCCCATTGGATAAATATTTAACCATTTTTTAAGTGTATTGAAATCATAAACTTGAATTGGGTATTTATTCCCTATATGATATTGTAATCCTCGTGGGCGCGCGTTCATAATTTCTGTTATAGCTTCTAAAGCATTTGGCACAGAAGCTAAATCATAATCATGTAAAACTACACATGGATGGCGTGGGCGCAATCGTTCATAGGGGAAATTAATAATTGTTTTTCCATCTAATGATAAGCGCGCGTGGGTTGCTGTTATAAGGGTTTTAATTTGTTGTCTATCTATTTTTCGAGTCCCATATAGATCAGAAAATCTCTAATACATTTCAAAGTCTGGTTCTATATGTTCAGCTTCAATAGGTAACTACTTATATATCTCTGAAAATGCGCGCCCGCCATATTCCACAGTAGGCATTAATATTTTCTAATCATATAATCCATCATTATATTCTTTACGAAAATATGTTTTTGTATATCGTTCTGGTTCAAATTTATTATTAAAAACTGCTATATTACGTTTTTTCTTTTCGTAAGCAGCAAGTTTAGCACATTCTAAGTTAGGTATAACGCCGGGGTAGTGGAAATAATCGGCGTCGTATATTAATACTGTTCCCATTATCCCACTTCCGCGCGTTCAGATTTAATTATTAAATGATTGCCTTGTAAGTCAACAATCTGTTCTACTTTATGATAAGGAGTTTTGCTATATGTTTTTGCTACAAATGCATCTTCTTGGCGAATACCAGTTACAATAATTTTATTACCTCTTGTAAAAATACTTTTTTCAATGACGTGTTTTTTACCATCAGCACCTTTTACAGAAATTTGTTTATCATATTGTTCAAATACTCCACCAAAAATCTTTACTGTTACTACTCCAGTTGTGGTTAAAAGAGAAACTGTTTTCTTTGCTTTATCTCTATCAAGAACTGTTCCAGCAATACGATAAAGTTTAAAGATTGGTACTTGTTTCCCTTTAATTGGAATAATTCGTTCAACATCTGGAGACTCACTTAAATCAAAGAAATTCACGATTCCATAAAGTTCAAGATCTGCTGCGGCTAATTCATGTTCATGGGAATAGAATGAAACTGCATCCATCTCCCATTTACTAATGCTTCCAAGACAATATTTATTCCATACATCAGCTGTTAGCCTATTATTAATACTTGTTAATAGTTCGTTTTGATTCGCTTTAACATATGGACGAACTTTATCCATATATTTTTGATATATATTGTCCCATTTTAATTGAGCAATTTTAAATCCACTTTCGGTTTCTGCTGGTTGAAGAATATCAATATCGAAGTTCGCAGAATAGAAGTTAAATGCAATATTATCTAATCCATAATATTTTGTATCCAACTTTTGCTTTTTAAGATACTTATTAAAGTTATATACTTTGCATACAAAATCAAATTCATGCGGAAGAAGTTGGAAGTCTATTAACATCTTCATGTTTTGAAGTGTAACTCGCTTTTTTGTATCGCTAATCATATCTACATATTGATGCATTAGCTCTACTCGATCGCCAAATCCATCAAAGGCGCCCGACTTAACGAGATTAATCATTTGAATTTTATTTACTTTAACTTTTGAAAGAAAATCAGTTATTGAGCTATATGGACGATTATTAATGATAAGCTTAATTAAGTCTTCGCCAATACGAGTGATACCACTAATGCCATAACGAATAACATTGGCATCCATATCTGGAGAAAATGTATAGGTTGATTTATTAATGTCTGGCGGTTCTACAATAATACCGCTCATACGCATCTTACCAATTGCGGTTGCAATTTTACCATAGTTTGTTGCGGCTACTCGCTTCTTTTTCTTTCCATCTTTCATCACGAGGACTTCTGCGGGATAACCATCGCAATCTTCTTCTTCATATGAATCCTCAATATCATCTTCGGAATCATTTTCTGTAAACTCTTCCATTTCATTAGAATAAGTTTCTTCTGTTGAATTGAGATTGAGATCTTCTTCCTCTTCTTCTTGCTCATTGCCGCCCGCATCAGTAATCAGACAAGCACAGTTCCAAAAAATAATTGGATACTTGTAAGCGAGATTCATTTCTTGAAGAGCAATTAAACTATAAGCAAGAGTGTGAGACTGATTGAATCCATATCCACGGCTCATTGCAATCAAAACACGCCATACATATCTTGCAAAGTTTTGATTAATACCCTTTTCTTTTGTTACTTCAAAAAACTCTTTGGTGAGTGCATCATAATCTTTAGGATTCTTTTTTGCAATTGATTTACGAAGTTTATCTGCCCAAGTTAGACTAAAACCACCAAGTTCTGGAAGCTGAACAAGTTCCATGAATTGCTCTTGTGCAATACAAAGTCCATAAGACATACCCAAAACTGGTTCAAGGATTTCATGTTCTTGCGCGCCCAATCCATATTTTTCCATTTCTCTATCCCATTCAACTGGGTTCGCCTTGAAACGAGCAAGTTTTTCGGTTGGCATTTCTCCACCTTTTTCTTGTGCCATTAGACGAATTGTGGAGTTAAGAATTGCCAAGTCGTCAACAGATGTAGGCTTAAGAGTCGCGATGCCGCTAATACCGGATTGCTTCTCCATTTGGAACAGTGATTGAATCTCGTGATTCCAAACCATTTCCCACATCTTGGGGTCATTTCTTTCTATATTATAAATACCAATTACATTTTCATAAGTTTCTTTGAGGGTGCGCTCACGCTCAATCAGACCTGCATCGCAAAGCAAATCAATACAGTTGTGGATTTTATCCATAGCTTCAACAGAAAGCGCATCATATTTAATGAGAGATACTGCTTCTGCATCGTGTAACTCAAACTGGGTACAAATCGTACCATCAGGCGCGCGCATTAGTGCGGTGGAGTTTGTGAATGGCTCATCAACAAAGATAACACCGCCCGCATGAACACCAGAACCACAAATCAACCCCTCAATCTTTTGTGCAACCTTCCATAGTTCCGGATAATTCTCCATCTCAAATATAAACTGCTTAATGGGTTGAAAGTCATTTTCTTCATCGCCATTATAACATTGAGACAGAGTTCTCAACATACCACGATCGGCAGGAATCAAACTTGCAATATATTGAGCAATATCTACATCAATTCCAAGACCGCGCGCGGCTGTAAGGATAGCTGATTTAGATTTCTCTGTGCGGAATGTAGCTACATTTGCTACTCTATCTTCTCCATAATATTTGCGGAACGCATTAAGGACTTGTGCGCGACGTCCACCTTCAATGTCAAAGTCAACATCAAGTACACTTACACGATCGGGATTCAAGAATCTCCATCTAAAAGTTCTTGTATTTTCTCTCAATGGATTAATTTGTGTAATATCCAAACAATATAACAAGATAAAACCTACGCCAGACCCACGGCCGCACCCAACGAGGGAACCTGCTTCCCAACAAATATCAATAATGTTTTGAAGATTGAGATAGTATGCACTCCAACGCGCTTTATTGACTTCAGATGATACCCATGTATCTTCTAGACAAGCATTTATTTCATCATATGCTTCTTGGTTTTGTAGGTCGGGGTGTGTATCAATTCCATGTACAACAGCTTTAACCAAATATCTGTCAGATTCATAAGGTGACTCTGCAAACGTCCAAAGCATTGGAATTTTTAAACACATTTCCTCATAGCCAAAACCATCGGGTTCCATTTTTGGATCTATTTCTTTCCATTTTAAATTAGGAATTTTAAGTGGGCGTAGTAGACTATAATCTTCAATACTTTCTCTTATATTTAAAATATTTTGATATGCGACTTGTAGCTGCTCTTCTGTAAAGTATTTAAAGAATGATTCGAGTTCATCTGTGTCCATCATATATGTTGTAGCATAAAATTCATCTACTTCACGGTCGCCATTCTGTGCGTTAAGATATGCTTTATGAACAATTCTATCTTCTTTCTTTAAATAGTGAGAGTCAGTTGTAATGATATAGGGGATATGGAATAATTTTGAATACTCTAATAATTTTTTATTTACATAAATTTGATCTTTATTTTTGCTAGGCTGCATTTCAAAGTAGAAATTTCCATTCCCAAAAAGAGCGTCTAATTGGGTTATCCAAGTGGTTATTTTCCATTCTAAAGTTATATCATTCGTATCTCTGGACTTAAGGATTTGAGTAGGAAGTGCGCCGCCTAAGCATGCCGTTGAACCAATAACGTGTCCTGGATTTGCTCCAATAATCTCAAACAAATCATTATAATATGTTGGAACACGTCGCATACCGCGCGCCATATAACTACGCATCCATGCGCGAGTTGAAATTTCACGGATTTGCTGCGCGCCGATTGCATCCTTCGCAAGAAGGATAAAATGATAATATCTATCATTTTCACGATTATAATTGTCTGCATTTAATCCATTCCTACAAAGATAAATCTCATTCCCCAATATAACTTTGAGGTCTGGATACTTTTCTTTTAACTTTTTAGCTGCACTTTCAGCCTTAACCCATCCACTAATACTTTCATGGTCAGTTAAGGCTACTACTTTATGGTTTAATTCTCCTGCATAGTTAAACAGTTCGTCTAATTTATTAATACAATCTCGTAGGCGTATGTTACTATAGTCAGAGTGATTATGCAAGCTCCCTGGATAATTCAGTTTCTCCATTCAATCTACTCCTTTCATTTTCTAATTATATTATATCATAAATTTAAGAAAAAGTCAAACTTAATGAAGTCCCGTAAGCCATTTTACCCATATGCAGATTATAATAAACATAAATATATAAAACATTTTAATTCCTTTCAGAACTCAAGTAAATCATCAATGATTTCATAGTTCTCAATAAATATTTGTGGTGTAATATTACCCATCCAATTATTTAGGTTTGCTTTCCCAACTATATTCATTTTTATTTCATTACAGTGTCGTAGTTCATCTATCATTGCGGTTGCCTTGAATTTCATGTAGGCAATACCATTTATTGTAATTTTTACTGTATCTTTGTTTGCGCCCATCACAGAAATTTGTTCAGGTTTTACATAAATATTTTTAACATAAATAAGTGGTTCAGGGTTGCGTTGTCCCCATAATTCAGGATAAGAAGCCAACTCAGTTATTAAATCTTCCAAATCTCTGTCTTCGGGTATCCGTTCAAAGTTTACGTCGTAGGCGCCCTCGTTAAAGTTTATGTCTTGAAGTTCTTCATTTGCATATTCATGGAAGGCGCGCAAATCTTTATCCAGGATTGATGCACCAGCCGCATTGGCATGACCTTGGACATATTCAAAGTAACCACTTTCATTTAAAAAGGCTTTGAGGTCAGTTAACTCACAATCTGAAACATTTCGGATGGAGCCTCGGTCATATCCTTCTTCATTAAGGCGAGCAACAATTGTTGGATGCTTAAAACGGGCTGCTAACTTCATAGCAAGAAGTCCATTTATCTCTGAAGGAAATTCATCATCATCTTCGAGGCGAATAAAGAGGATTTTATTTTCGAGTAGGTCGTGTTTAAAGATTTTTTGTTCCAGCTTTGCAACCATTTGGTCTACGATGCGATTTTGCTTTGACTTCGCGTTAGTACATTCACGAAGTGATTCAATTGCTACTTCTTCTGTTGTACCAGCCGCGCCGCGCTTGTGACATGGAACCTGGCGATGACCATCTATAAGACCAAGGAATAGACGCTCTTTTTCTTCCATTGTACCGACACGTATGAGTGCGTTCATCATTGGAACAATATAAAATGCAACGGTTGTGGGATTTACTGCTCCATTCATAGAATAGGATTGCTTATCTATTGCACTTTGGAAGAAATAATTTTGGATATTATTAAAACCATTTTTCATTATAAAGCGATTTTCAAGGCTGAGAACTGAACCCATATCACCACAAATGCCCAGGGCGGCCAGGTCAATCAAATCAGCATAGTATTTATCGCCTTCTATAAGTGTTCCGTAATATCTACAGAATTGCCAAGTTACGCCTGCACCAGTTAAGTCTTTATTGGGATAGCGTTCCGAAGTTTGATTATTAATAAGACAAGCATATTGACTTATTTTTTGGTTTTTATCTATTTCATGGTGGTCAAGAATTAAAAACTTTGTACCTCGCGCGCCCAAGCCTTCGTGATATTCATAGTCATTACTTGAACTATCAGGTAAAATAATAAGGTCATATATTACATCATTATTTAAAAGTGTTTCATAATGGTCTTGAAGACCATGCTGCTTATGTTCATGGAGGATATAACTAATAGATTGATTTGGCTCAATAAGTTTTATGTATTGATATATAATCGCCGCGGATGTAAAACCATCAACATCACAGTCAACTACAACTAAAATCTTTGAATTTGGCTTTTGGAGAATCTCGGTTAGAAGAGCCGCCCCTTCTGTTATATTGTCAAATAATTCTGGACTATTGAGTTGTTGAATTGACGGGTCTAAAAATTCTTGAATGTCTGTTACGCCGCGCGCGGCTAGTAAATTCTTAAGATAATTTGAGGTAAAATTTTCATTTGCTAGTTTAACTTTCATCGTAGCTCATCCGCCTTTTTATTACGGAGGGTGATAATATGTGAAGGTTTTAAATTATGTTCGTATGGACATAGTTCTAGTGGCGCGCGTTCAATTTTATGGATAGTAAATCCGTTTTCTATATCTTTTGCTATGTCAAGAATAACAGAATCCAATGCTATATAATTAAATTCATATGTTTTATAAATTACCATTTTATTTCTCCTTTATCCATAATATCCACCGTCTGGAGGGTCTCGTTTATATTCATTGCAATTACCATCAATATCAATATTAGAGCAAGTATTTTCATAAACACATTTATGGCAACGGCAAGTGGCAGGTCTAGATTTTATTTGCTGGGCTTTTTGATTGTATAAAATGTTAATAGCTTCTTCGTAACTGGAACATATACAATGTCTACGTTCCATATTGTTATCAATAATTATTTCTATCTCCATTAAACTCTTACCCTCGTTTCTAATAAACGCTTAAAGATTTGCTCTCCGTGGTCGCTTGGAGAATCTTTTAAATTTAATAAGTGTTGTTTATCATAAATAAAGCTAAAGCTGGCATATGCCGAATATTTTTGGCATATTGCATAAAGCTTATTAAAGTAGTTACTACTTTTAGGTTCTTCTTCTTGGTCAAAGCAGATTACTATTTCTCTTGGGTGGCACTCTCGAACAAGAATATCCAATGCATATTTATTTAATTTAGAACCACATACTGCCACCGCACAGTTTAACATATCAAAAGATTCAAACTGTAAGACGCTTTTCTCTGCTTCAAAAAGATATGCAATACCAGTTCGTTTTATATTTTCTTTATTAAGATTTAATCCATAGAGATTAAGACTTAGTGGGTGGCTATACCATTTATTTTCTATTTGTACTGGCATATATTTCCCAAAATTTTCAATTTCCCATGTATTCAGCGCCCGGCCCCTAATGCCGACCAGGCGGCCGGCCGCGTCGTAATGGGGAATAATAATCTTATTCTGTGTTGGAGAAAATCTTATGTTATATTTATCCATCGCAGCCTTAGAAATGCCATCATTTAACCATTCAACTGGATAGTATTTAATAAATACATCTAAAACTCCTTCGGGAAAAGATGGTAATTGACGACGTTCCTTTTGTGGAGCATAGTTATCGTGAATACTTTTGTATTGGTTTGGATTGGAGGCGCGCGATTGTACATTAGAACAATTAAGTATTACCTGTAATATATCCTCATACCAGTCATAAACTATATCTCTTATGGTATAATAGTTCTTTAAGAATGTAAAAATTGTTTGACTTCCACATTCTGTATAACACTGAAAGATATGGCTATTCTTGTAATAGTATAGTTTCCATGATGCACTATCTGCATCTGCGTTATGGCAGACGGTTGGCATTAGGATATAACTTCCTCTATCTTCGTATGGAATATTTAGACTATCTAATAATTGCTTGACTTTTGTATCATCTAATTCTTCAACTATAGCTTGATAGTCAATCATTACTTAACCGCCTTTAACTCTTTTAATTGTTCTACAAATTCCGTACTTTCCCAATCAATTGTATATACAAAGTTATGTTCAAATTGGTCAATGACTTCCAATCGTGAGTCAGTCATATATAGGTCTACTTTACGAAGCGTTCCGAGGTCTACATAACTCCAAATTCGAACTTGGCTCCATTGTCCGCTACGAACTTTATAGATGTCTGTTACGATGTTGGGGATTTCACGTCCCATCTGTGAAAAGAAATCTTGTTCCTCTTTGGTTGGGCGCGCCATAACCATACCAATATCAGCTTTATTGATGACTGCGCGCGACCCAGCGATAGAACTTTCATTTCTTATATTTGTGTTTGAGTCTGCATTTGCATTTACTTGGGTTGAAGTAAACATACAGACATTTAACTCGACTGCTATTTCCTTTAATGCAGTTGAAAACATCAAAAGAATTTCATCATTACGAAGACTTACACCTTTAAACTCGCTCAACAAACTAGGAGATATAAAGATATAGTCATAAAATACATACTCAATATCGTGAAGTAAAACTTGTTCTCTTACCAGATTCTTCACCAAGTCAATACGTGGATTTGGCATTTGAACTATAAAGAAGTTATCTTTATATTGCTCCATAACCCATAGTGCTTGGTTTATGATACGTAGCTCTTTCTCGGAGAAGCTGCCATAACGAAACTTAGATTCATTAAATCCAGTTAGATATGCGAGTATCATTTTCTGAATTTCTTGGATAGTTTGCTCTGTTGCGATGAATAGAACCTTTTTGCCCGACCCATTAATAACCCAATCACCTTTTGTTGACTCATATCTAAAAGGATAAGCAATATAACACGCATCACCAACCGCTTGACGAGTTTTGCCAGTACCACTACCTGCACTTCGAATCACTAAAGTTCCAAGCCGCGCGCCAGCAATAACCTCATTAATAATCTCACCTTGAATGGGGACACCAATATCAGTTCCTTCTTTTGCTCCATCAATAATATCTTGGATATTATAAAAGGCACTTTCGGTTTGTGTTACTTCATTTTGAATAAACTTGTGTTCTATGCCTAAAAGTTTACGTTTTATCTCATCTAAAATATCATCAATTTCTAATTCTTCAAACTTTTGATTGACTTCCAATGCTTTTGGCTTAGTGAGGTCTTCGATATAAAACTCACTTATATCAATACCATCTTTTTGAAGTTGGTTAAGGAGATTTAGTTTCTTTAGACGAGTATAGTAAAACGGAAAGTTCTTTTCTTCTGAAAGATAATCTGCATCTTGTAAATATTCAATACCATTATTCTGTCTAAAAATTACTGATGCAGAACCATTTGTTTGCAAATAGTTTTCAATATCAATTGGTTGTATACGTTGCGCGCCGCCACGATAAAGATTTTCAATCGCAGCGAAAATATACTTATCAAACTTATAATAAAAATCATCAAGTGTTAGGTTATATTTGTCTGTTTCTCCGAGATATTGTGGGCGCTTCATCAAAGAACCGAAAATTTGAAGTATAGAATTTTTATCAACTATCATTCATATCGGCTCCCTCAATAGAATTTAAGTCATACTTGGGTTTTTGTTTTTTCGTTGTGGGCTTTTTGATTGTTTTGACTTCACGATGCGCGCGGGCCGCAATCTGTTCTTCAATTGCTTTCATAAATCCACGCTTTTTCCACTCTACATCAGTCCAATATTCAGTTGCGTCTTTATAGACATAAGGGACAATACCAATACCACCATTACCTTTATCCCAAGAATTATGTTTTATCTCATAAAAGTATTTAAGAGTGAAGTAAATACCTTTATTTGTAAATTTATTTTCTTTGAGAAATTTTTTACGCTGCGACTCACACATGTGCCAATTGTACGAAACTTTGAGGTCGCGTGCAAGGAAATCATAAATATACATAACCCAATCATCATCAGTTGCATTATCCATATTCTGTTTCCAATCATTATAACACTTTGTATGGTAGTAACGGTTTTTAGTCGGCATAATCCATTCATCTTTTGGAGTCGTCTCGGTATCAAAATACTTGCCGCAGATACGACACATTATTACGTGTTTTGCCAACTTTTTTTATCTCCTTTCGTATAGGATATTCTTTTCTAATTATATTATACCACATTTTTTACATTTTGTCAAATTTAAAAGACGCAGGTTTCCCTGCGTCTCCTATATGGGGATATATAATTAAAGCATATCCTTCATTTCGTCTACGACCAACTGAAGCAATTCAACCTGGTCTTCTGTAAACTCGCTAAGTTTCATTCTGCGCCCCATCGTCATCTCAATTTTTTTGAGGATGCCTGATGCTACTTCGGGTTTTGCATTGTCGCCTTCACCGACTAGCTTTTTCCAAAGGTCTTGTGCTTCGGCGCGAACTTTATTGAAGTCTAATTTCTCAATTGAAGGAGTCAGTGCCGCGCTATCTACAACGGTTACTCCATCTTCTCTTTCGGACTTCTCAATTGCAGCAGCAATTGCAGCGACCAATTCATTATAACCAAATGGAATTTTTGGAGCCATATATTTAAAACGACTACCCGCAAAAAGTGTTTGTGTTTCTCTTGTATAGAGATAACGCTTTGCTACTCCATTTTCCCATTCAGTACCGATATAGCCGATAATATCAACTATACCATTGCAAATCTCAGCTGCGCGCTTGGGAAGGTCGGGATAAATAATCTCAATCTCACTGCCATCTGCAGTCTTTTCAATACGGGATGCATTGTGTGCAATCAATACAACACCATACCCCAGCATTGTAATCTTACGAAGAGCATTTTCAAACTCTTTCTTTGCTGCGCTGTATCCACCGCCCCACGGAATATCACCGATTTTTTGGACACCATTCTGACGACAGATAAACTGCTCACACTGGTCCCATGCGATAGATACAGTATCAATAACAATTGTAGAAAATAGGTCTTTTGCTTCTGGTTTTTCAAGCTGGCGCAATACAGCCTTAAAGTCACTCCAAGAATTAATGTCTTGCGCCATTACACCACCAAGGCCGTTATAACCGCGCTCAAAGGCGCATAGAAGCGCCTTTGGGAACGATGCGGCCGCAGTAGTTTTTCCGCTTTTCTCTTTACCATAGATAAGTACATACTTACCTTTTAGGTCTCGACTAATAACAGAAGGTTTTATGCTGAAAATATCTACTGCCATTTAAGTGACCTCCTTAGAAACCGAGGTCAATGGCCGCCTTTGAACTTGTATTAGCAGGGGCGGGAGTCTGCTTTGTAATTGCCTTATCCTTGAGGGCCTCAAGAGCAGCCTTATGCTCCTTGAGAGCGTTAGAAAGTTCAACTACATCAAACGCCAGTTCGTCTTCAAGAGGAGCCTGGGTGCCGCTGGTGACAATCAGCTCGCTAACAGTGGTAGTGCGAACACGAACTTCTGGTTCACCAAAGTCCATTTCCTCAACGACTTCCTGGGTAGTAGTAGAGAAGTTCAAACGACCCTTTGCGGTATAGGTCTTCTGATTCTCCCAATAGCTAGTGATAGCATCAATAACCTTGGGGTTGACTGCATAAAGTTCCATAGTATCAACTTTTCCGCCATACTGAGGAACAATAACCTTAATGCGAAGTTTCTTAGGCTCGACCTCAACACCCTCATTATCGGTTACAAAGTCCATAGAAGAAACTGCAAACTGAAGATTCCAAGAAGCTTCGGGTCTAAAATCACCAGTAGCTTTCTGGACAAAAGAGGCATTTACACGAGGGAAAGAAACGAGCTGACCCTGCTGATTGTAATACTCGTTCATACGAATATTAGCATTAGTAATACGGATCTTATCCGCGCCAGCCTCACCGCCTGCCGCAGCAATAGACACAAAAGAGTTCATAACGGTTTCGATGGACTCATAGGCAGGATTTAGCTTGCCAGCATTAGTATATTTAGAAGCGAACATATAGACAGGAATGTCCAGAGTTACATCTTCTCCATTGATAACCTGATGTACAAGAACCTTGATGTTACCACCAACATTCTCAACAGTTGCGTTAGTGTTTTTGTTTACATAAGAGCCATACTTAAGATTAATTTCAGAAAGAATACCCTCAATACGAACCTTATTTTCTGCTTGTCTCAACATTTTTGTTTCTCCTTTTTTGTTTCTTGTTTTTGTTTCTTGTTTTATTTTGAGTAGTATTTTATGGGAGTCAAGATATTCTTGGCTCCCTTATATATAAAATATTACTCCTCGCTCTGAACAAAGTTCATGCCAGCGTCAGTGAGCTGAACATAGGTAAGAGGCTTCTCTTCGCCTTCAACCTCGACCTTCTCACGATAAGCAAGCTCGTTGCGAACGAGAGAATTTACACGACCAGTAATAGAAGCGATCTTCTCGCATCCAAGGGCGTTCATCATCTCAACAGTCGTTGCGCGGCCGCCATGTGCCTGCAGGTACTCAAGTGCTTCAAAAGTCTTCTCAGTTAGCTTTGCCATAATAATCTTTTCTCCTTTTTTGAATAAATAATTTTTTATAAGGCGGCTCACCTTATATTTATATTATAGCACTTTTGTCTTAAAAAGTCAAATTTCAAGTTTTTCTTTTTATGTTATTTGGAGACTTGTCTTTCAATTTTAAAGTGCTTATAATCAATATTAGAGGTTACTTTTGCCCTCTTTCATTTTCTAATTATATTATAACATGATTTTAAAAGAAAATCAAATTTTTAAGGACGAATTTTACCTGTTTTATTATATATTGAAATATTACTGCCAGGACGTTTATAATAATAAAAATACGTTGGTGTTTCAAATTTTTCTACTTGATTCGAGCCACGTTTTTGGAAAAAAGCTCTATTAAATTTTACATCTTCATTTGGCTGAATGTGCTCAAAACGTAAATCTCCAATGGCATCCTTTCTATAAATATATTGCCATACCATTGAAAAATATTCAACGTTGAAAAGATTACTGACAAACTTTAATTTTATTATGTCTAGTTGTTTTTCTCTCATAACTGGCAATGTTTTTTGAAGAATGTCTGGATAAATAATCCAATCGTCACCATCTACAAACCATATAAATTCACCTTGGGCTATATTTAAACCTTCATTACGGGCGAAGCCACAACTATGATGATCACATTCAATAATTTTATAAGGGAAACCATCGGCATATCTATTTATTGCACCTATAGTATCGTCTTCACAAGCATCTAATACAAAAATAACTTCCGCGTTTATATTAGTTAAATTTAAAGCATTTAAACTGCATATAAGAGGTTTAATATATAGTTCTAAATTGTGACATGGTACTATTATAGATATATCTTTTAAATTGTCCATTCTTTTATATCACCTTTGCTAACTTGAAACTTAGTATATGTATGCTTACGAGTTATAGTATCACAATATGCGCATACATCATGTGGGGTTTGTAAAAACTTTTCAATATCTCCTAAGTTATGAGTAAAGATGTTAATGCTTATATCATCTAAATGAAAATCTATATTTGTATTAAAAGTTTCATTGAAATAATCTATGTTTGCCATAACACAGCATTGATAAATACGCCCATTTTTAAAGAAATACCATCTTCCTTTTACTATATCGCAATTATAGAACGAACGGGCGCAATCTTGCGTTTTAGACAGATCTAATGAGATATTATATAAAGAAGTTTTTCCATGAAAATAGTGTGTTTTAAATTTCTTTAGTTGAGTTTGATTTAATTGTAAACCGTAGTCGCTAATACATAAAGCTATATCATTATCATTTAATAGCTGTATATCTTCATCAGATAATCTTCCTAGTAAAATACCATTACTAACCAGTACGATTTCAGAGGATGGGAACAACTCTCTTGTAATAGTACAAAATTTTACTACATCGGGGTGAAGAAGTGGTTCTCCACCCATGATACGAATAGTTCCAACTCTTTTATTAGTTATTAGACTTAGCTGACGCATTTCTACTTCATAATCATTTAATGGTTTGTAATAAGGCGCAGCTAACCCACTAAAGTGAGAACAACCACGGCATTTTAAATTACAATGGTCTACAATATGAGTTTCTATATATCCTATCATAAGCTTGAAATCCCCACTACTTTATTATTTGTTAATTTAATTAATTTTACTCCGAGTGTACCACGTAAAGCAATAGGAATATCAGAGTAATTTATACGAATTTGAGTTGTGGTTGAATTTATTAAAATATCTGACTTATTATTAAGAGCCAAAAAATCTGCCATTTTTTCAGCTTTTTGAATTTTTACACCTTTTGTGTTAGTGTTTGTTACATTAAATTCTGTAATAGCTGTTAATTTCCCATAACCTTCGGTTGAAATAGAAAATATTTCCTTTGTATCAATTGGAATGACTCGCGCACTCTGAACATAATCACCAGTCTCAAGTTTAATTCCAATAATTCCACGAGCAATACGGCCAAGAGAACGGATATTTTTACTTTCGATCATAATAAACTGCCCAGCTTCTGACATAATTCCAATACGTTCATCAGTTAGAATTAAAATAGAAGTAATCTCATCATCAGAATCTAACTTTATAGCCTGCGCGCCGCCATTACGTTTTAAGTTATATTCAGTTAGCTTACTTTTTTTAATAAGCCCCTTTTTAGTGATGAAAATAATAAATTTATTTTCTGTTTCTTTATTTAGAATGACTGCACTAGTGATATTATCAGATATACCAAATGCAGAAAGATATTGTTTTTCTCCAATGTTAAAAATACCAAGTTTTGAGTGATAATAATTTCCTTTTTTATCAAAGAAAAGAATTGTGTCTGTATTTTGACCAATGAGATTATCAACAATATATTCATTTGAGTCAAGTTTAAACTTGGCTCCAATGCCACCACGGCGCTGCGTGAAGAGACTTGAAGTTTCTGTTACAAATATTGCGCCATGATTTGTAAAGCTGAGGGAGAGCTGTTTCTTTTCTACGACTTCATCTTCTTCGGAAGTTATATCCATAATTTTGGTACGGCGTGCGTCTCCGAGCAGTTTAGAAATCTTTTGAAAACCTTTTTCAATTTCTTTATAGAAAAGAGTTTGGTCATTGAGAATTGCGTTAAGTTCATCACGCTTTTTCTCAAGTTCCACTTTTTCTTTTTCAAGTTTTTCTACTTCCAGATGCGTCAGGCGCGCAAGTTTAAGGTCAAGGATTGCTTTGGCTTGAATATCATCAAGTAAGAACTGCTTAGTAAGTGCAACACGTGCAGCTTGAGTTGAGGCACTGGACTTGATAACTTGGACTACTTCGTCGATAGATGCAAGACAAATCAGAAGTCCTTCAAGGATATGAATACGTGCTTCAACTTCGTGCAGATCATAAAGAAAACCGCAGCGATATACAAGCTTTTCATGTTTTAAATGTTCTTCTAATGCGGCTTTCCATCCAAATACTTGTGGAAAACGTCCATCGCGTAGCATTATCATGTTAATGCCATAATGAGATTGGAGAGAAGTATTTTTATAGAGAGATTTGAGAACTTTTGTTGGATTAGCCTTTTTTGTGAGATAGATTTTTAGAAGAACTGTTTCGCCCGTGAGATCATTATAACGTTCAATACCAGGATTATCCTCAGATTCAATTATAGCATTAAGTTCTTCACGAATTGTAGAAGTATAGACGTTATAGGGAATTTCAGTTACAACAAAACAATTATCTTTATTGTCCCATTCAACTGTACTTCTCAACTTACAGGCCGCGCCCGTTCCATTTTTTAAGGACTCTTTAACTTGGGATTCATTTAAAATTGTTGCACCTGTCGCAAAGTCGGGCGCGCAGTATATTTCTTCAAAATCAATATCTGGATTCCAAAGCAATTTAATAAGTGCTTCATTTACTTCTTTAATATTAAATTGTGGAATTGAACAAGCTGCGCCGACTCCAATACCAAGAGATCCATTTACTATATTATAGTAACCTTTAGAGGGAAGAATAGCAGGATACTGTTTGGTATCATCGTAGTTATCACGCCATTCTGCAATTGTATCTTTATCTATATCTTCAATGATATGACCAAAGATTTCAGCTAAACGCACAGAGGTATATCGTGGTGCAGCCCAGTTGCCAGTCATTTTAACATCGCCGTTTGAACCTTCAACTTCAACAAGCGGATATCGCATTGCAAAATCTTGGCTGGCGCGCATTATAATACCTTCACAAGAACTATCGCCATGAATATAATAATCTGCCATCGCAAGACCAATGGCATTATTAGTTTTTTTAAAAGGCTTGCTATGTACAAGTTTGTTCTGATACATAGAATAAAAGATTTGACGTGCAGAAGGTTTAAAACAATCACGTACATCTGGTAAAGCACGTGATTGTAATACTGCGCCGGCATATAAGGTGAATGCATTATTAATAATGTCATTCATTGTTTGGTTCATCGAGTATATCTCCTTCTTTTGCACTATAATTGGCGTAATTGGCATTTAAAAACAAAGCTGCCCAGCACATGCCTTGAACAAATCCAGCATCAAACATTGGATTATCCCCAAAAGCAGTACTATTTATAAATTTTTTATAATCCCCAGATTTAATTAAATCATATATACCTTCACTAAATTCACTTACATCTGCAAATAATTTCATAATATATACCTCTCTTATTCTATATATATTATACCATAAAATAAGAGAAAAGTCAAATTTGACTTTTCTCATTCTCTTATAGTTTGAAAATCTATCTTATTAAATACATATTCTTTACGCGGTTCTCCATCTTTGCCCATTAAGGCTTCAAGAAGTGCTGCAGAATCATCGGTAGGAGTAATAGGGTCAAGACGTTGGAATTGATCTGAGAACATGGAGGCCCGCGCCTGAGATGGACTGAGTGCGCCAAGTCCCTTATTACGCTGTACTTCGCCCTTTATCTTTGTTTTTACAGCGTTAAATTCTTCGTCAGTAAAATAATAAGATTCTGACTTTCCATTTTTTATGATATAAAGTGGAGAGCGCAACCAGAATAAGCGGCCTTCTTTAATGAATTGTGGTGCTAAATATTGTAAACAAGCCATTATTAAAAGTCCAATATGCGAGCCATCACTATCAGCATCAGTGCAAATAGCAATTTTTCCATATCTTAGCTTGGACGCATTGTATTTTCCAGGCACAATATTCATAGCACTTAATAGAAGCTTTATTTCTTCATTTTGAAAGACTTTTTCTTCGGGGTTGGCAAGTGCATTAATAATTTTTCCACGAATCGCCATAATGCCATATTTGGTATAATCGCGCGCCTTCGACATTGAACTGGCAGGCGAGTCACCCTCAACAATCAACAGGATTGAGTCCGGCCCAAGTTTCTCAGCATCAAAGAGTTTATCAGATGCAATCATTGATTTCTTTTGATTACGTTCTATTTCTTTTGTAGCTTCAAGAACTTGTTTGCGCGCCCGCTCAGCCGCAGCTTCTGCACGAGCAACTTTTTTCATTAATTCTACAATGCTTTCAAATTCATCGGGGTAACGTGTCTTCATATTTTTGAGAGCATTAGAGAAACAGTTAGATGCCATTGTGCGAAGGTTTGTATTGTTGATTTTGGATTTAGTTTGGTTTGCAAAAGAAGGTTGAGCGACTGAGCAATTAATGACATAGAATAGATTCTGACGAATACTATCGCCTTCAAAGTTTTGTTTTGAAAGTGAATTAAAAGTACGCGTAATTGCTGTTTTTGCGCCTGTAATAGGGCTGCCGCCCTCTGGACAAAGCAAACCGTTTACGAATACATATGATTGCTCTCGTTTTGAACCCCATTGGAAAGCAATTTCGAGTTTGTCACCATTTGTATCAGTAATAGAATCATAAATAATAGATTTGTTTAGAGGTTTTTCTACATTTTCTTTTATGAAGTCTTTAATACCATTCTTGGCACAATAAGATTGTTTTTTACCAGTGGCAGCATTTGTAATTATAAAAGTTACACCACTATATAGATATGATATATTTTTTATATCATTACAAATCTTATCGTATGAATAGCCGATTTTACCAGTTTTGAATACTTCGGGATCGGGAATAAACCAAACTTCAGTTCCATTTTGACTTAAAGTGATAGGAACCTCTCCATATTCTTTTAAATCGCCTTTTTCAAAATAGGCCGTAGCGCGTTTACCATCACGATAACTATTAACTTCAAATTTTGCTGCACTTAAACATACACACTTGGCGCCGATGCCGTTTAGGCCTGATGCATTTTTATACGCGCCCTCTTCAAATTTTCCGCCCGTATGAGATTTAGAATAGATAGATACTAAAACGTTTTCTCCATCTTCACGTATACCAAATGGAACGCCACGCCCGTAGTCACGGACACGAAGTGAATTATCTCTTTCATCTACTACTATTTCAATTCTGTTGCCGAAACCAGCAATTGCTTCATCGGTAGAGTTATTTATAATTTCTTTAAAGGCTTGATATGTACCTTCAAGATCATCTGAACCGAGATACATCTGGATACGAGTACGAACGCCTTCTTTGAAAGAAAGTGATTGTATTTCATTTATTCCATATGACTCATTCATTTCTTTTTATTATCCTCATATTCAAGTTTATTTAAATTATTAAAACGCTCATGCTCTATTCTAAATTTTTCAAAATCTTCCAAACAATTATTACAAAGTGTGACTCCATTATCATCAAACCAGACACCATTATATTGATAAGTGCCTGGAGGATTTTTAGTAGGCAATAAAAATGCAACTCTATTTTCTGTTACGCGGCCGCATCTATCACATAATTTAATATACATTATTATTCTCCTTCCCAATTAGGTGGTACAAAATTTGTAGCTGGGCGCCATTTCCATCCTTTTTGCCATATCAAAAACATAGTAATTCCATAAATTGGATCTAAATATGTATCTAAAATTTGATAAATTTGTTTATCCTTAATATAGCGTGCTTTAAACATAAAATGACTCCTTTTCCATTCTATATTTATTATACCACAATCCTTTAAAAAAATCAAGTTTTTTTGAGAATCTGCCACTTTTATTAGGGAGTATAGTGAGGTGATTTGAATGATTATTGGAACAACTCCTACATTCACGCTCAAACTCAAAAGAACATATGATGTAGATTTAAACACTGTTCAAAATATCTACGTTACTCTGAAATAGGGAACAACCATTCTTACAAAAAGTGGTTTAGATGTAAATGTTGTAGATTCAAAAACCGTGGAAGTAACTTTAACTCAATAGGAGTCTTTAAACTTTTCATTAGACAAAAAAATTGAACTACAATTGAACTGGACTTATACAAATTAGGGTGTTGTAAAGCGCGCAGCAACAAAAATTATTGAAATTACTTTAGAAAAACAATTATTGACATAGGTATTACAATGAAATTTAAACCAATTGAAGTTATTTTTGAAGCTGAATTATTGTCCGGAGATTTTGAACTTGAAGTTTCAAAAATAGATGATTATGATTTAACTTTAGAAAATGATGGAGATTATGATCTTTTATTAGATATAGACGGCGCGCAAGAATACAATTTAGATATTGAATAGGATGAATCTTTAAATTATGTTTTAGATTCTGGCGTTGCAATTATAAGTTATATAGAGGGCAAAATTTTTGATGGCCCATATACAGTTATACCTTCACAAGAACCATAGATTTTAAAAACGAATGGATATGTACTTTCAAAAGATATTACTGTAGGTGCAATTCCGTCGAATTATGGTTTAATTACTTGGAATGGTGTAACTTTAACAGTTTCTTAAGGAGGATAAAAAAATGGCATAGAATGTAGTTATTAATGGTGTAACTTATTCAAATGTCCCAGAGGTTGATATTCCACTTTCTGGGGGTGGAACAGCCCAATTCATAGATACAAGTGACGCTACTCTTGATAGTGGCGGAAAAATGCTTAGCGGTAATACTGCTTATGCTGATGGTATTAAATATACAGGAACAATTTCGACTAAAACAGGGTCTGATCTCTCAGCATCAGGTGATACAGTTATTGTTCCTTCTGGATATTATGCATCATAGGTTTCTAAAGCTATTGATGCAGGTATAGCTACAGCTCCATCTTCTATATCTGCAACTGGAGCAAATATAGCAACTGCATATAACTTGATAAAACTTAATAAAACAGTTTCAGTTACTCCTTCAGTTACATCTGGATATGTTTCTTCTGGTACTGCTGGCGATACTTATATAGAGCTTGTAGCTAATGCAATAGTTAAGGGAGCAACAACTTATACTCCTACTACATCTGATTAGACTATTTCGGCTGGGACATGGTGTGCAGGAGCATAGACTATTTCAGGTGATGTAAATCTTGTAGCTTCAAATATTAAATCAGGAGTTAGTATTTTTGGAGTAGATGGTTCTCTTACGGCCGCGACTGTATCTCAAGATGCAAGCACAAAAATTTTAAGTATTTCATAAGGAGTTAAAAGGATATGGCACAGAATATAACTTTGTTGGGAGCTTCTTATACTGATGTGCCAGCAGTCAATCTCCCAAAGACCGGTGGCGGAATGGCACGATTTACAGATGTTACCCCCACAACCGCAACAGCTTCTGATGTAGTTAGTTCAAAAATTTTTATAAAAGCAGATGGTTCATAGGGTAGTGGATCATTAGTTATTTAGCACTACTATACTGGTAGTGCAACTCCATCTTCTGGTTTAGGCGTGAATGGCGACATTTACCTTCAAACTTCGTGAGGTGAGTTATGGCTACAATAACATTACATCCTACACAAGTTAATAATGCTGCCTCTTAGTATTTAACTATTTCAAATACAGATAATATGTATACTGATACTTCAAGTACTACATATGCTACTATTCAAAATACGAATGCCTCAACTTCAAGTAGGTATATTTATTTAAAAGGTTTTAATTTTGATGATGTACCAGATGATGCGGAAGTTAGTTCTTTTACTGTTAAAATAAAAGGTTATTACACTGGTGGTTCACAACAAACATTATATCTTTGTAATAATACCACTACTCAAAGTGGTGCAACCGCTACAGGTCTAACTACCTCTACCCAAACAAGAACTTTTTCAAATGGTTCTCTAACTTGGGATACTATTAGTGGCTGGGGCGACAATTTTGGTATAAGAATTAACTGTAGACGTGGTAATAGAAATACAACAGGTTATTATTATATTTATGGTGCAGAAATAGATGTAACTTATACCGTCCCTGTCTATCATAATGTAACTTCTTCTACCACAGTAGGGTCAATTGATCCATCGGGTATAACAAGTGTATTAGAAGGAGACTCTTACACTTTAGTTATTAGTGAAACAACTTCAAAACCTACCGTAACTGATAATAATATAGATGTTACTTCTCAACTTATTGAGTCTACTGAAGAAACAGAAGTATTGGTTCCAAATGGAAATACTGTAACGACTTTTACTGCTACTAATATTACAAATGCTTATACAGATAAAGACAGTGACACTTATGCGTAGCTACAATTGGCAGGTGGCTCTACTGGAACAGTTTATTTGGACCTTCAAGATATAAGTATCCCTTCGGGCGCAACAATAACTAATGTTAGCTGTCAAGTTACTTTATAGTTTAATGCTAATAGTTCAAGTTCTGGCTTTACTTCCTCTTGTTAGATGTACGCTGGTTCTAGTGCAAAGGGAACCGCCTATTAGTGGGTTAGCTCTGGCTCAAATGTTAATAAAACAACATATACGCTTTCAATAGGTAGCTGGACAGCTTCAGAAATAAATAATGCAAGATTTTATCTTACGGCTACAAATAGTGCAAGAAGTACGGCACGTCAAATTTATATATATGGCTTATCTTTTAGCGTAACATATGAATCAAGTAGTATAATATACATTTATACTATTTCATCTGTTAATGCGGACCATACAATCGTTGTGTCCCCAGGTGGCGCAACCGATAAAATTTACTTTAAAAATAATGGAACATGGATAGCTGCAACAAAAGTTTATAAAAAAATTAATGGTTCTTGGGTACAGCAATCAGATTTAACTCAGGTTTTTGATAATTCAAAAAATTATGTCAAAGGAAATTAAATATTCAAAAAAGTGGAATCTCCTCAATGAGAAGTCCACTTTTATTTTGAGAGATAATTTATCTCAAAAGGCGGTGAGAAAGTGGAATTTTTATAGGAAATAACTCTTGAACTTAATTCAAATACTGCTTATACAACAGTTGGCGCAAAACAGGGTGATAGTTAGAGCCGTGTTATTAAAATTCATATAACTGAAAATGGCAAAGACTGGAAAATTCCCGATGGTGTAACTGCTTCTTATCGTGTACGTAAACCAGATGGGTATGCCATTTGGAATGATGCTGTTATTCCTAATCCAAATCCAGAAAATGTTATTTATGTAACATTAACTGAACAAACACTTGCTGCAGCTGGTAGAGCATATGCAGATGTGTTACTTTTATAGGGTGACGGTGATCAGAAATAGGTTTTATCTACTGTTTCATTCATTATCATCATTATGGCCTCTCCGGATATTGCTGATAATATTACGTCTTCAAATGAATTTTCACGAATTTTAGATATTACTGATAATGCAGATGTAATTTTAAATGAAGCGGAAGCATGGGCCAGAGGTACAAAATCTGGAGTACCGGTTATAGCAAATGATTTTCTTCCTGAAGTAGTTGGTGGCTCTTTTACAATTGAAGTTAATGAAACCGTTTTCCGTTCTTAGGTAGGAGAATCAAAAGGCTATACAAGATATTTTATTTTTACTTGTATGGGTATACCAGAAGGTGAGCATGAGAATCATTGGAATGTTTCATAGGGAAATACTACATTAACCGATATAGATTTAGCAGATTATGGCATTACAATTACTCATGGAACCCCGTTATAGTCAAATACAATTAGAATAACAGTAACAGACTCTGATATTCAATATGAAAATAATGCTAAATATTATGCCGAATAGGCTCAAGAAAGTAAAGAAGCAATTGAAAATTTAAGTGCTACTGCTGAAAAGATATATGCTGATGATTTTCAAGTAGATAAAAATTATAATATCAACGATTATGTTTGGTACCAAGGATTATTATATAAATTTATAAGGTCACATATAGGTGCCTGGGATTTAAATGATGTAAAATATGAAATTATTGTTAAAAAAACAGATGAATCTATTGATGCAGAAAATTTTTCTAATATAAAGGCTTATTATATTGGAGATTATGTAATATATGAAGAAGAAACATATAAATTTATTGTAAATCATAGTCCGGGTGAATGGGACGCCGATGAGGTAATAGAAGTAAATAATGAAATATCTAATCTTCATTTTAAATTACCTTAGGGACCAACCGGTGATGTATATTTTATGACTTTTGATATAGATTGGGAAACGGGAGAACTTATAATGTATAAGCCTGATCATATGTCACCACAAGTAGATTTTAGTTTAAATAATAACGATGGTAATTTATATGTAGAGATACTTAATTAATGGAGGTGGTAATTGATGTCAAGTCAAACTTCTTTAGGAAGAGTACAGCCACTTTTCAAGGGTAATTATGATGTTAATGCTAACTATTATAGGTTAGATAACGTATATTATAATGGCGATACATGGGTTTGTAAAAGTGATAATACATCTGGTGTAACTCCTGCAGAAGGCCCATATTGGTAGAAAATTGCATCAAAAGGTGATACTGGTGGATTTGGTACTCCTACTGCTACTGCTTTTGAAGTAGAACATGGAGTAGATCCTAGTGTAAGTATAGAAACAAGTGGCCCAGATAGCGCAAAAATATTTAGTTTTAGTTTTGGTATTCCAGCTGGTCCAGTTGGTGAAACAGGTGTATAGTCAGTAACTGCTAGTGCTACAAATAGAAAACAAGATGACTCTGGAGATTTAGAGGCCGGCGATGACCCTTGGGTAACTGCAGCTCTTGACTCTTCTAACCAATCACTCTCTATGCGTTTTGGTATTCCTCCAGGACACGATGGAGAAGGTGCTGTTTCTAAGGTAGATAATATTGAACCTACTGGTGGTAATGTTGTACTCGGTGCAGTTCGTTATACAACTTCATAGAGTACATTAACTAATAATCAAAAAAGAACGGCTCGTGATAACATTGGAGCATAGGAAAGCGGTGATTATATTGTAAGTCCTTCTACCAAAACGATTGGGAATTATTTGCGTTATGAAGGTGATAATAATTGGTCAACTCATGAAGTAGATGTTTTTCCATTAGGTGGTCGAGCAGGATATTATCTAAGTAAAACAAACTCTGGTACAGAATGGGCGCCAGTTCATTCAGTACCCTCTGGTGGAGAGATATATTCTGTATTATCAAAAACATCCTCTAGTGATTATGATACTGATTGGGTTACTATTAATTCTATTCCTAATAGTGATATTGATGATATTATGAGTGATATATAAGGGGTGAGTTTTAATGATTAGAGGAACAACACCTACTCACACCTTCACATTTGATACTTTAGACCCACAAACTTTTAAAGTATTAAATATTTATTATGCTCAACAAGGTGTTGAAATACTTTCAAAAGATAAGAATGATTGTACTTTTAGTACAAAAGAAACAGATACTAAAACAATTTATTTAGCTTCTGTAACATTAACACAAGAAGAAACAAAAATTTTTAAAGCCAAATACGATGTAGAAGTACAACTTAGAGTTTTAACTGCTGATGATCGCGCGCTTGCGACACCAAAGTATAAACTTTCAGTTTGGGACGTTATAAATGATGAGGTTTTAGAATGAAACTTAGAGTTAGTTTTGATGAGATTGATTCATCATTAGATATGAAATTTATTCAAACTGAATGTACTTTTAATACGGATTTTGGCGAAGTAATTTTAGTAAAAACAGATGATGTTTATGAAGGGGATTATAACGTAATTCCACGTGTATATCAACAAATTTTAGAAACAAAAGACAAGGTTATGCTTGATGATGTAACAGTTGAAATTATTCCTCTTCAAAAAGTATTAAATCAAAGCAATGGTTATACAGTAACCATAGGCTAATATAGTGAGGTAATTATAAATGCCAAGTTATATTTCAAAAGTTGTTTATGGAAATCAAACTTTAATTGATTTAACAAGCGATACTGTTGTAGCTTCAGCGTTATTATCTGGCTATACTGCGCACGGGAAGGATGGCGCTGCGATCACTGGTAGTTGTGATTATAATGCTAATACAACCAATGATACAGTTACGGCTGGCGCAGTATTAAGTGGTACTACTTTCCACTTGGCTAATGGTACTGTCTCAACGGGTAGTATGCCAAATATTGGTAAATAGACTAGTACATTAGTTGCTCGTGATAGTGCAGTAGCAATTAGTGCTGGTTACCATGATGGTTCGGGTTCTATTGGCTTAGGCACAACAGATAAATCAAATTTAATAGCTGCTAATATTCGTGAGGGCATTACAATTCTTGGTATTGTCGGTACAATGAGTGGCTCAGAAGATGTTAAAGCTACAAATTATACTGCAACTCCTTATACTACGGCTAAGACATATTTACCAACCGATGTTGGCGATTACAATTATTTCTCATAGTTAAGTGTAAGTGCAATTGCATATGCAACTGCGTCTAATACTGGTGGTGGGTTAACTGCTACAATTGGTACGGTCGCGCCCGCTTGATAAGGAGGAATAAGAATGGAAGAATATAAATAGGCTTTAATTGAAAAAATAGCTGAATTAAGTAGGTCTAAATCTCCTTTTGCACGTTCTCGTATTAGTATTTTACTTAAACTTTTAGGAGAAATTGAGCAAGCAGAATAAGAATAACTACTTTTTAAAGAGGTAGTAAAATGGCAATAAGTAAAGTTATATATGGAAATTAGACTTTAATTGATATTACTGATACCGATGCCTCTGCTACTAGTGTATAGTCTGGTAAAAAATTTCATAACGCGGCTGGTGAGTTAATAGTAGGTACTGGTTCTGCTTTAGGACATGAGACTGAAACTTTAGCTAATGGTGGGACAGCACATTATATAACTGGAATAGATTTAGCTAGTGACACCGTGGATGCTTCTCATTTATATAGTGGGTATACTGCACATGATAAAAATGGTTCTCCTATTACTGGAACCATGACGGGCGCGCCACTCACAATGGGAACAATACGACCAGATGCAGAATATGTGACAGAATTTACATATGACAGATTATGGGTTACAGATGATGCAAACACTATTCCAGCTTATACAACAGGTTCAACTACTTTATATGCTGGAGAAAATCTAACTCCAACTGTATCTTTAACTTTAAACACTTATAATTATTATGTATTATTTCGCTGTTTAACTATTCCAATTTATAATACAGATACAAAAGCGGCAGCTCGGGAAGATTATTCTATTACTTCTGCATTATATGAAATTGTAGATATTCCTGCTAATACTATGTAGTCTATAAGTGGAGTAAAATATGCTACTAGGTTAAGTGGTGTATTTAGTAATGGCACAGTATACCGTATGCCATATTGGTCAACTGCGACTGCCATAAAAGTATATACTGCGTCTACTTATGGAACCCATCAAACAGTTGTGGCTCCAACACTATCTTCAACTAGTAGTGCTACTCCAAATTTAACAATTGTATCTCCAAAATTAATTATTCGTGGAAGCAGTACATATCTTTCTTCTGCAAATTGGGCAAAAATAACGGATATACGCAGACAATATATTATTTAGGTTTATCGTACTTCTAAAACTAGCCTTAGTTTAAATGGTTGGGGTCTGTAGTCATAGCTTTTTCATGTCAATACTTGTGTACAGTCAACTAATTAGAAATTAACGTAAGAGGTGACGTAAATGGCAAATGCAAAAGTAACATTAAATGGCGTCACTCTTATTGATTTAACTAGTGATAGTGTCGTTGCAAGTGCGCTACGTTCTGGGTATACAGCTCATAAGTCAGATGGTACTAGTATTACTGGAACAATAATAAATGGTTCTGCTACTACTCCAAGTACTACAATTTCAGTTTCTCCCAGTTTTTCCTTGAATACTACTACTGGGGTGATTACAGCTACAGTTAGTAAGAGTTAGAGTATTACACCGACTGTTACAACTGGATATGTTTCAAATGGAACTGGCGGCACTGTTACTGCAAATGGTTCAAGTAGTTATAGTTTAAGTATTGCACAGGGCACTACGGTTACTCCTACTGAATCTGAACAAACTGCCGTTGCTAGTGGAAAATATTTAGTTGGGGCAATAAAAGTTGGTGCTATTTCTTCTACTTATGTTGGAAGTGGAGTTGTATCTCATAGTAGTGGTGATATAAGTGTTAGTTCGTACACAGTAACTGCTCCATCTGGATATTATGCATCAGATGCAACTTATACATTAAGTAGTGGTATTTTAAGCGAAATAAACTTATCAATTGATAACACTGGTGTTGTTACTGGTAGTGTTAATGCTAGTGGATATTTTCCAAATCTTATAATTACAGAAAGAAGTCTGGCATTATCAACTGTGGCTGGGAAGACTGTAACTCCTACTGAAACGCGATAGTTGGCAGTTGGAAGTTCTAATTTTACAACTGGTCCAGTATATGTAGGAGCAATTTCAAGTGACTATATTGGTTCAAATATTGCAACACGTTCTGCAGCTGACTTAACTGCAAGTGGGTCATATATTAATGTTCCTTCTGGATATTACAGCGCGGCCGCTTCAAAAAATGTTGGGGCAGGTTCTGCGAAAACCCCAGCAACAACAATTACTGCAAATCCTACTGTTACAATAAATTCAAGTACTGGACTTATTACAGCTACTGTAAGTAAAAGCTAGAATATCACTCCAACGATAACGACTGGATACGTTTCAAGCGGTACAGCAGGCTCAGTTAAAGCAAGTGGTTCTAATACCTTATAGTTAACGGTTATTGGTGCTACAACTTATACTCCAACCACCACAGACTAGACAATTGCATCTGGTAGATATTTAACAGGAGTTCAAACAATTAAAGGTGATTCAAATTTAGTTGCTTCAAATATTGCAGAGGGAGTAACAATTTTTGGAATTACTGGAACCCATTCAGGTTCTTCAATCAGACGAATAGTTGTTCAAGAAACATTACTATATTTATAGGATGCTTATGTTGAACGTTAGAATTTATATACTTTTGGCTCTGTAAATGGGGCTACTTTAATACTTTAATAGGAGGTACGTGATGGCAGTTTTAACTAACATAATGGTTGATGGCGTAAATTACACTATTCAGGATGCCAATGCTGTGCCTCAAACACGTACAGTAAATAATAAAAATTTAGGAAATGATATAACTTTAACATATTTAGATGTTGGTGTAGAAATTATGACCACATCTGAAATAGATGAAATAGTGGAGGCCTAATATGAGTTTTTTAGATAATAATGGTCTTAGTTATTTTTATGGAAAATTAAAAGAAAAATTTATTAGGAGTGTAAACTCTTAGACACCTGATGCAACTGGTAATGTTGACATTACTAATGTCGCAACAGCAGATAACCTTACTAGTCCAGATGCACAAGGTAGTTATGATTATTTTATCTATCGTACATCTGGTGGCAGCGCATCATTAGCTAGTGGTGAAGCAGAACTTGTATATATTGATGGAAACATGGTTGCAGAAAATCGTGTCTAGGAAAGCTTTAAGGCTACCCCAAGTGTTGGAAGTAATATTCTTGTTTCTTATAGTATTTCAGTATGGAAGAACGGTGCTTTAAGCGATCCTGCTAGTGGCACTTATTGGTTTTCATATACTAAACCAACCTCTAGTACTGCAACTGCAAACTGGGCGCCAGACAGCGGAACTTGGACGTATACTCCTCCAAGCGGAAGTGCCGTTAATAATGTAAATCCTGCTAATTACGGTATCTATGTATCCAATATTATATCACCAAGTTTATCTGTGGTGGCTGCGGGTAGTGGAATTACTGGAGCAACTGCAGTTCCAAACACCTGGTTTACAGCAAATTCTAATAGTGGAATCACTGTTTTTAATTATATGGTCCCTGGACCAGGCGATAGTTTTTCTGAAGGATGGTATTTAGACGAAACTTCAGTTAATCTTAATACTTATGGTATTGCTACTACTGGGACAGCAACAGATGGAGATAGTATTACTGTAACTGCTGTAATTGGTACACCTAATAGTAATATAAAGGTAGAATATACAAAATATGTACCTGGCACTATTGTTATGGCCAAGCCTGTTACTTTTGAAGCCGTTGGTTTTAACCATTTCAATAAAGCTTCAATGTATATTGCTGACGCTACAATTAGTGGTGGTAAAATTGCTTCTAATGCTGGTACATATGTATGTTATTGTCGAGCAACCCCCGCAAGTGATAGTGGTTGGGCAGCATATAGTTCAGGAGGTTATATTAGTAATATAGGTTGGTGTGCTAGTTAGCCTGCTAGTGGTACAAGTGTTGTAACTACTGGTGCAAGTGTATCATCAACTATGTCTACAATTCCTGTTGAAGAAGACGGATATGTAGTTGTAGTAGTAAGTAATATGAATGATTTGATGATTCACCCAAGATGGTCCGGCGCAGCAGATGACCCAACCGCATTGGGGTACTCAGCTTATGTAGCATATACAACACCAAGTGTAATAAATATTCCTACGAAAGATAAAAATAATGTTGATTTACCTACCGCTTCTGGAAAATGGGGCATGGGTGCAATTGGTGCAGTAGCGGATCGCTTAAATTTAGAAGCTGGAACTTATATATAGAAAATTGGCCGTTTGGCGAATGATAAAAATTCTACTCATACAAATTGGGATTATGTAACTGGCTTAGGGACGGCTTATGATTATGATAATAGCTATATTTATTATGTATTACCAGACCCAATTTCTTATGAAGTTACAGTAGATCCTGTTTATACCGTAAATGACTGGGGTACCGAAGAATTTACTGGAACAACAGTTGCAGTTGGTGCACAAACATTGTATGGTTAGAATCTTCGTGACAAACTTCGTACAGACGTTTTAACAATTAGTGAACAAAATCCAGCGCTTAGTACAGCATAGAAAGAACGTGTTTTATTAAATTTGGGTTTTGTTGTTGCTAATACTTGGACAGATAGTAATAGCTAAGGAGAATTAAAATGGGAAAATCTTTTACTCGTGAAGATGGATTAATGTTTGATAGTTCAGTGATCGCTATGGATAGTAGTGGGCATGGGCTTAATAATGCTTTTCTTCACTTTTCAAATATTACATTAGATGATAGTACCCCAGCTGCAGAATCTGGATATTATACTACCACTGTTAATAACTCTAAAATAAATTCAAATATGCGTGTTATAAATGCAGCTTTAACAACTCCGACCTCTGGAATATCATCTGCGGTTTAGTGGGAAACTGGTGAAGGGTATATTATTTTTACTTATGAGATCGGAACAGAAGTCACTCTTGATCTTAATTTTGATTTAGCCTTCTGTCCTGAATAGTATTAGGAAGCTGAGGTACAACCTGGCTCTTAAGGAGGATAAAATAATGGCTAATGGTATTGTAGATGTTAGACCAAGATATTTTAGTACTGCTTTTACTATACTTTCTAACAAAACATTAAGTGCCGGAGCGACATTTTCAACCGATCTTGCTGTACCAGAATATAAAGGTTACGATTATATGGGGGCTTTATTTGTACGAAATGTCAACTCCGCTTCTGGAGGAACTTGGTCGGCATTTGTTGATATTTCACATTATTATAGAACTACTGTAAATAGTAAGTGGGCAATACATTTGGCTTTTTATAGTTGTAGTGGTACTGCAGCAAAATTTGATACTTAGGTTCGCGCTCTTTATCAAAGAGTAGAGTAAGAAAGGAGGAGAAAAGGTATGGCATAGGGTTATATATAGCCTAATAAAAAAGGTATTATATATGATAATAGTGTTGTAATAGATAATATAAGTATTAGTGCCAATAATCAAAATGAAAAATCAATTAGTCTATCTACTTTTTTAGCAGAATACCCAGGCTATCAACCTATTGGTATCTATACTGAAAGATTAACAGACGCAAGCTCTTCTGGAACATATAGTGGCCAATGTGGAATAATGATGTCATGGGTTACTCCTGATACCTACGTAGCAAAAATTAGAAATTATGGATCAACTGCTGCAAAGGTTAAACTTACGGCTAAAATTGCTTTTGCAGACCAACGTATTGTGCCAAAATTTTAATAAAATAGAGGATTTATATAATGGGAAGCGGTATTTTCTATACTGATAATAAAGAATTTATAACTCAACCTTTTACATTCAGTACTTCTATAACAGTAAATTCAGCAACAAAATATGGTACATCTAATAATGTTCTAACGTCTCCTACTGGATATACTCCATAGGCAATAATGGGAGTATATCCAGCTGGAAATTACCCCAAAATGAAAGTATTATATGCATATCTATCAGGAGGTTCTCCTACTTGGTATGTAAATATACGCTTTTTTAATCGAGATACTGTTTCAAGAACTTTTAAACCAACTTTAAATATTCTTTATAGAAGAGCTGAATCAGGTAATAGTTCTGATATTTATTAATATTAAAATGGCTAGACTTTTATCTAGCCATTAAAATTTGCTTTTTATTAAAATATATGTTATAATATAATTATCAAGAAAGTATAAATGGTGGTGGCAAAAGATTATGATTGAGATTGGCATACCAGTATATAATGCAAAAGACACATTACCTGCAACATTAGATAGTTTAGTATCATAGACATATAAAAATTTTAGTGTATGTTTATCTATTGACGGTGATGGTGTTAATTATTCAAAAATAATAAGATATTATAAAAGACGATTAAAAATAAGAATTATTAAATCTAAAATTAATGAAGGGCCTGGCGCGGCAAGAGAAAAAATTTTAGCTACTACAAAAAGTAAATATATTGCTTTTGTAGATGCAGATGATATATTAACATCACGAGCTATTGAATTATATATAAAAGCTTTAGAAGAACTTGAGATTGATTTAGTTGAAGCAAGTTTTGTTAAGGCTTTGTCAAACGGCCAAGAAGTATTATTTAAACCTGGTGAAGTTCCAGTCACTTGGTTTCATGGAAAAGCTTATAGAGTGAGTTATTTAAAAGAGCATAATCTTCATATACCGAATTTAAGAGCAGAAGAAGATGCCTAGTTTAATCTTATGGCATTTAATGCCAATCCAAAACGTGGTTATATAGATGAAATTTTATACGTTTAGCAATACAATAAAAATTCTATAACACGAAAGGATTCAAGAAAAATTTTTATAACAAAAAATTATTTTAATTATGCCTTGGGCCAAATAAATGGTTTAAAATTTTTATTTGATAATAATTATGAAGTAAAAAATGCAGTAATTATGGATACATTAACGGGGTTATATGATTATCATATGCAAGTATTATTTTATGGTCCAGATCAAAAAGAGGCGACTGAATATATTTCTAAAATATTTTCATATTCACAAGTATTAAAAGCATTAAAAGATAAGGAATGGTGGAAAGAAAAACTTTCATCATTACCAACAGGTGTTACAAGCTATCAATATGATGATGATGACAATACTTTCATAATTTATAAAGAAGATTTTGAAACTTGGCTCCAACGTTTTGATAAATCTTTTAAATTAAGCTTATTAGAATAATAATAAAACCCTCTTTTGAGGGTTTTTATTATTATTCAACTTTTCGACAAAATCTTAACATAATCCAGCTTTTATCTTGTAGCTGGCCCCATTCCATTTCCTCTTTATAAATATCATATATACCCATATCGGTAATAAATCCTACAATTTCAGCCTTATCATTTGGTTCAGCGCGACGGCGTAGACTTGGATGAGTTACTCTTACTTTATATAGAATTGGATCATTAGGAGAATATGGAATTTTTCCTACCTCTACTTCCATAATTTTAGTTTGGGTTTCAGTAGAAACGTCTTCAGCGGGCGGAATAACTTCAATTTCGGGAATTTTTACTTCATTGGGGACTCCAACCCTATAATTTTTTCTTGCCATTTTCTCACCTCTATTATAAGTGAAAAAAATTTGCAATTTCTATAAAAATATGGTATAATATAAGTATAATAAGAGAGAATTATAAAGGTGGAATAAATTTTATGATAGAAATAGGAATTCCTGTTTATAAAGCTTAGGATACATTACCAGATTTATTTGATACAATTGTCGCACAAACACGCAAATCTATTATTGTGTGTTTGTCTATTGATGGTGATGGATTAGATTATAGTAATATTATTGAAACATATAGAGCGCGCGGTCTAAGAATTAGAGTTATAAATTCAAAAGAAAATGGCGGCCCAGGTATTGCTCGTCAACGAATTTTTGATACAACTCAATGCCCATATATTATGTTTGCTGATGCAGATGATTTATTAATGCCACGTGCAGTAGAAATTTTATATCGTTCTGCCGTTGCCGGTGGATATGATATATTAAGATCACATTTTATTCGTGAGCAAAACAGTCAACCAGATCTTTTATTGAAGGCGCGCGATAGTACAATTACTTGGTTTCATGGGAAAATTTATCGTACTCAATATATTAAAAGTCTTGGAGTAAGGATGCTTCCTCAACTAAGAACTGATGAAGACGCTTACTTTAATCTTATTGCATGGTAC